AACAAGATTTGGAGCAGGATGAACCTAGCTAACAATCAGACTTTTTTAAGTGCTGACTGGCCAGGATTCGATCGATTTGCTTCATTTCATGTTATCGATGACGTACACGACATGTGGCGATCATGGTTCGACTTTACTAAGTATGAACCTACTTCAGCCAAACATGCATTCGGGCAACCCCGACTCGCGTACCCAGTATCGAAAGCCAATCCATTGAGGATACAAAATCTATGGAAGTGGATGTGTCATTCAATTAAACACACACCAATTCTAGGACCCTCAGGACAAACATATCAATGGCAACATGCCGGAATAGCTTCAGGCTTCCAGCAAACGCAACTTCTTGATTCGTTCGTTAACGCAATCATGATCTTGACAACATTAAGTGCCATAGGTATCAACATTGAATCAGAACATTTTAGTCTGTTAGTCCAAGGAGACGACAGCCTTTGTGGATTTCCAGAAATTAAGACCGACAAAACTCAATTTCTTAACCAATTCAACAAAGAATCACAGTTCAGATTCAACAATACCCTATCAGTAGACAAGACTACATTCGGCAACTCATTAAATGAGGTCGAAGTCTTATCTTACCGGAATAGAGAAGGTATCGCCTACCGCGATCCTGGTGACTTACTAGCTCACTTACTCTATCCAGAATATCCACGCACGCTCGCCGCAACAGCATCAGCTTGTATCGGAATAGCGACAGCAGGAATGGGTAGTTCAGAACAAGTGTACAATACGTGTAAAGACGTATTCACTTTTTTGACCGAGAAGTTAGGAGTAGAGCCAGATCTTACATGGATCATGCACTACTATAAAAGAAGAGGAATTCTTCTGTTTCCATCATTTGGAACAGATTTCCCATCTTTTCACGAAACCTACGCTCAGAATTTTGATTACTCACCAAAGAGTGAACAATCAATTCAACATTTGTGGCCTACCAAGGGCACAGGCGCATACGAGTTTCGCTTTCTTAACTCTTAGTTTTAGCAGCTGCTAAATTTTAGTTTTTCATTTCTTGAATTTTA